TATATAATTGCGCCTGTAGCTGGAGCAGTAGGTGCACCGGGTCCATTTTCATCTATATGTAGCGAGTCTGGTATACGAACACTACCGCCTGCTGTACCGACTAGTACTAAGTCGTCTCCGCTACTTGATGAAGATATTGTACTTCCTTCAAATTTGAGATCGTACATAAATGCTTCTGCTGTTCCTACAACAAAACGATTAAATCCGTCTACTTGTAATCTACATACACTTGGTACTGCTGTATTATCAAAATCTTCTGCTGCAACTAAAGTATCACCTTGTCTAATTTGTGTAGGAGGATTTTGTCCTGAAAACTGAGTCACATAATCAACTACCCATTTACTATTAGGTATATCGTCATCATCTACAACATAGTTTTCATAGTCAGCGGCTGCTGCACGTAACGGATTGTTACCTGCATCAAACTGAATTGCGCCGCCGCCGCTGTCTATGCTATTTGTTTGTATACCAGCAATGCTTGAAAGTCCATTGCTGTCTACTTTTTTAAAACTAAATGCGCCTAATCCTTGTGTACCAGTTACATCGTCTTCATATGGAGCAGACTCGTCCCATACCATTAATGCATCTGGTAGTGATCCTCTTACAACTTGTAATCCTGACCACTGTGTAACACCTGCACCAGGTGTTACACCCATACCTGTTTCACCATAGTTAACTCTAACTATGCGATCTTCAACATCTAGTTCTGTTGTATTCAGTGTTGTTTGCTCACCTTGTACAAGTAAATCTCCTGTAACAATAACTGTACCTGTATCTACACCTGTATTAAGTGTAATATTGCCGCCTGGTTGAACTGCAATTTTATAATTACCATTAGGTATATCAAGTATCTTTGTCATAGGTTATTCCTGTTGTAAGCAATCAATTAAAATGCGTCTACGTTTGCACCTGAATCATCTGCACCAGGATGCTCGCCTGCTGCCCAACGTACTTTTGCTACATCTTCTGTGCCGCCTTCGTACTGAATTTTACGACCGTATAAGCGTGTTACGTGTACTGTTGTTGAATCATCTAAAATTGCATCAATTTCCATTTCACCTTCAACAATATCACCATTCGTTGCTTTGTTTACTAGTGTAAGTACTTCTGTTGTTGATCCGTCAGTAACTGTAAATTTATTTGATGATCTTTGGTTTACGATCCATGCATCTGATGTTGCAAGTGATCCACCTGTAAAGTAATGACGTGAAATCTTAATTCCACCGTCTCCGTTTCCGAAGTTTCTTTTATTAATTGGACGTCCCATTGTTTCTCCTTTGACGTTCTAGGTCTACGCTGTGGTTTCAGCATAAGTCCCCTTTAAGGGTGCTCATTGACATATGTATTTATCAAATAAGAAAAAAGCCCTAACAAATAAATGCTAGAGCTTTAATTAAAAATGATAGGTTGGACTTTGAGAATACCAACAACCTCCTAGTAGCTCTCGCTAAATTCGGAGGAGCCTAGCATCGGATAGTTACTTCCAAAAACATATCTTTGTATCTCTACAATCATATGCTGCCACTACAGCTACTAGCCAAGTTGTGTCACTACGCAACACCGTTCCTTGCACTATCTAACTTAGACCGTCGCCTAACTTATGTAACTAATATAACATCATTACAAACAATGTCAACCACTTTTTTAAAAAAAAGTCATAAAAATAGGCGCCGTAGCGCCTATTTTAAAGTTTGTAAGTTATAACTTAGCTAAACGATACGTTACCGTTAGTAATAGCAACTTTACCTAGGTAGTCAGCTGCGTTACCAAGCGATGACGCTGTGTTTGATAGCTCAACGTAGCCATAACGTGTCATGAATGACACTACTGGCTCGAATGAACCTGGATCAAGTACAACACCTGAACTCATTAGCGGGATATATGGGCAGTAGAACGCTGGTGCGTCTGACTCGCTTGATCCTTTGTAACCAATAAGTACATCTGTGCCGTCTGCTGCATATGAATCTACATACACTTTCATTGCGTTGTTTAGTGTTCCAACGAATTTTGTGTTTGTAGGTGCTTCAAATGCGCCTTCAGTTGTACGAGCAAATGCTGATGTAGTTGCAGACTGTAGGATTGTTAATGCAAATGGGCTAACCACTGCATAGTTACCTGCGCCTCTGCGTGTACGCTGAGCAATCTCGTTTGCAACTTTGTTGACTTGTACTGCTAATGCAGCATGTTCGTCACCAACAAATGTTGCTGTGCCTGAAACAGCAGCTTGATCATAAGTCTGTGTTGCGTTTCCTGCTAATGCACGTAGTGAAGCTAGTACTTCTTGGTCAATCTCAGCAGTAATTTCTTGTGCTAATGCTGCCATGATTTCAGCTTCAATATCGATGCCATGCTGTGCTTGTGCATCTTGTGCTGCCTCAAAAGTCCAGCGAGCTGATAGCTTGCGTGTCTTTGCTTCGACAGTTTGTTTCAAGATCTGGATGCTTAGTCTGTTACCAGCTTCACCTTCCATTGATCCTGTTGAACTTGGTGCGCCGCCTGAACTTGGCTCACCTGAGTAAGATTCAGCAATCTTGAATGGGCTTAGAGCCTCTTCACCTGCTGTTGCGCCGTTATTGCCATCAGCATAACGTACACGTAGTGTGTGGATCTGACCCACTGGTCCTGTCATTGGCTGTACGCCAACTAGTTCGTTTGCGATGACTGTTGGCATCACACGACGAATGACTGGTAGAATAACACGGTTAAGTGTTGCGACATTACCGGCAGAAGTAGCACCAGCTGTTGCACTTTCTGAAAGATACTTGCGAGTATTTTCTAAAGTGCTTTCCATTACAGCTTTCTTGTTTCCAGTTAAACCTTCAACAAGAGCGGTTTTAGTTTCCTGCCAGCGACTTTCTAGTAGTTCTGACATAATTTTCTCCTATTAATTTAATCCAGCTAAACGCTTGATGTCAACAACGTTTCCATCATTTACGTCTGCTTGTGAACTAACGTTAGTTTTATTGCCTGTAATTTCTTTGCCTTCTTTTAATTGTGCCTTCTGCTTCGCTGGAGCTTTACTGTCGATAACTGACGGTAGGTATTTGTCGAACGATGATCTTAACTTCGCCGTTTGAACTGATTCCAGTAAGTCTGTCATAATCTCACGCTGGTCTTTACCTAGTGGTGCAACCAATTCGTTTAGAATATCTTTTCGTGTAGCTGATTCAACTAGTGCAGATTTCTCTGCTTCTTTTGTTTCAACTAGCTTTGCAGCATTATCTGCTGCAACCTTTGCTTCTGCAAGTTGTTTTTCTTTAATTTCAACAACTTTTAGCAGCTTTGATGTCTCTGACTTTTCATTCAGATAACTTGTGCTATATTCAGAAGCAAACGCTTCGAATAATTTACGACCAAAGTCGTTTTCACGTGCGCTATCAATATCTTCTTTCAGTGCAGTAATCTCTTTTGCAAGAGTTGACTGTACTGTTTCTGATACCATTTTAGCACTGCGTTCAATGAATTTAGATTTAACTTTGTTAATATGAGCTTTACCTTCGCGGATGAGGCGCACTTTAGTTTCAGCTAAGTCCTTTTTATCTTCATCAAATTCAGCTATTTCTTTAGCTAGAGCTTCAACTACAAACTCTTCAAGTTTAGCAAAATTTTCTGCCATTCTAACTTGATCAGTGTGTAATTCATTCACTTCTTTGCCTAGTTGTGACATTACAAATCCTTTTAATAGATTTGCATTTTCACGCATTGCAACAGCATATTTTGCTTTTGCTTCTGCTAATTGTTTGCGATCATCTGCAAACTCGGCAATTTCTTCTGAAAGTTTTTCAGAAATCATAGTGTCTATTGCTTCAACCATTACGGATTTGTCATGCTCGTATTTTTGAGCAAACTCTTCACGTAACTCGGCAGTAGCAGCAAGTTTATTCTCTTGAATTTTTGCTTCCCATGCTTCTTCAATCTGAGCTCTGATATCTGCTGAAACAACATCGTTTTCAAAAAGTGTTTTTAGTGCATCTATCATTACATTCTCCTAGTTTATTGGAGTTTACTGATTATATTAATCAGTGATTCCTTAAGATACTTTTGTGCCTTGTCGTCGTTTCTTGTTGCCTGAGCTAATTCGTATGCCTTATATCCTCCGCGAGCGTTCATTAAATGCTCATAGATTGGTGTTGGATATGCACCAGGGGCGCTTGGTTGTGCCACAACGTCCACAGTGATTATTTCAAAGTCCGATACTTCACCGGACCCATCTTCTCTTACGTTACCAGAGCCCCTAGAGGAGACACCTAATTTAACATCTGCTTCAAGCATTGTTTTCACTAACTGTCCCATAGGGGTTGGTAGAATTTTTAACTTACCATAACCGTTTGCATCGTCCATCCATGTTTCGGATATCATATGACTAACACGATCTAAGTTAATATTAAGTCCTTCAGGATGATCAACTTCACCGAGAACACTATATCCTCCACTTATTTGATCATTGAGAGTTTTGACAGCCCTGCCAATTTCATTTACAGGATATACACGCTGATTCGCATTGCGTATCCCGCCCTGAATAATAATTCCCTTCATAAAAAGGTCCTTACCTTCGTTAGCAGACTCGACAACAATCCTTGCCTGGTCGAATGTCAAGTTCTCTCGTAAGTTCATCATTCCTAAACTCCTCAATTAAGAACCAATAGTCGACTTTTTGTTTTGTCCGTTGTCGCCTGTGGCTTTTTTCTCTGCACCGTGTCCTGGCTCTGATTTACCAGCTTTTGCTGCTTTACCGCCCGGTACGTTTACGTTGCCTGCATTTTCTTCTTTCGAATTCATGTCACCTAATCCATCATGCGCACCAGCTTCGTTATCTTTAGCTTGTGTCATGTTAGATACTGTTCCACCCATGTCGTTTTTACCTGCAACTGGTGATTTTGTATTTGCGCCGTTGTCTCCCATTTTACCATATGCTTGGTACTGGTCGCCACCGATTTTTTCTACATATTCACGCATTTGTTCTGTTGGTGATTTTTCAACATCGTCTGAAGCTTCTTCAACTTCGTCGTCAGCTTCAAAAGCCATTGCTTCTTCTTCGCCTTCTTCGTCGTCGCCTGCATCCATGTCCATTTCTGGCTCTTCTGCATCGTCGTCGTCGCCGCCGTCACCCATCATTGCTGCAAACTCATCTTTTAATGCGTCTAATGCTGCTTCTAGGTCGTCAAGTGCAGCCTCTGCTCCACCTTCTGAGTCACCTTCTTCGTCGCTTGGCTCGTCATCGCCCATAGCTGCTAGATCACCCATCATATCGTCTGTTGGATCTGCTTCTAGTGCTGGCTCCATAAATTCGTCTAGGTCTTCGTCTGACTCATCAACTTCTTCATCTGTTGCTTCGTCTAGGTCTTCGTCTGACTCATCGACTTCTTCATCTGTTGCTTCGTCTAGATCTTCGTCTGACTCATCAACTTCTTCATCTGTAGCTTCATCTACTTCTTCATCTGTAGTTTCATCTACTTCTTCGTCAGCTTCCTCTGAAAGTAGCTGCTCGTAAATATCTCTTGATTTTTCTACCACAATCTCGTGGAATAACTCTTCAGCACCTGCACGATCTTCGTTTACAAGGCGCTCGAGCATTTCTTCGAACTTATTTGTATCTGACATTATAATCTCCTATAAATGTATGTACCTATGGCTAGGCTGTCAATGTATTTACTATTTATAAGAAAACATGCGCGAAAATAGGCTCAAAACGAGCCGTTTTGCAGATTTTGAAGGAAAATGTGAATTTCTTCTGTTTTGTAGTTGCAATTATTTAGTTGTGGAGGCTCTAAATTATCTGGTGCTATAACTCTAATATAGGAAATTTTTTCATTATTTGTTATTACACTTCTAGTTTGTCTTACCCAATTTCCGTAGTAAGTTGCTTTTCCGTCTGTAGGTTTATAGTTTTTTGTACCTGAAAAAATGTTATTTACAATTGTATTATTCTCTAATCCCGAATAATCAAATCCTAATATGTATATCTTTTCATACCCATGTTCGCTTGCTAAATGTAAAGCTGTTGGACCACTACTCCAACCTTTGCTAGGATTAAAATAATTTAAACGCTTGAATTCGCTATAACGTTTATTTGGATTTGTCCAAACTTTATTATATACATGATAATTAGAATGGCATATTTCTATAACCATTTTTGGATCTACTGCAATTAAATAATCAGGTTTAAAATCTCTATAAACTGCATTGCAAGCATATACAGGTCCGTGTTTTTGTAATTCTGTAAGATCAATAGGAGATCGGCTAACACCGTTACCTACAACAAATGCAATAGTCATATAATATATATTTTAAAAATTATATAGCTGCTTCAGCATTGGCAGCAACGCCATACATTTGACGAATAAAATCTAATTCTTTTACTTTCTCGTCGTTATGATATTCACTTGCTTTACGCATTTTATTAATTTGACGTAATGTCAAACGTGTTTTACGTGTATCATCTTTTTCTAATTGGCTTTCGTCAGCAGCTAGGTCAAGATGCTTTTCATCATTTGTCTCAAGTGTGTCTTTGTCAAAGTAATATAGTTCACGTAGTATCATAATGTATTTATACCGTTTGGTCCGTTGTTGGTGGTGCTGATGTAGCATCATCACCTGTTACTGTTGAAGGTCCTTCTCCTGCACCTCCATCTATAGCACCGTCTGCATCTGGAATTTCTTCTTCTCCGCCACCTAAGTCATCGTCAATGCCTGCACTACTAATGCCTGCACCGCGCATTTCGCCACTTGCATCTGTTTCTGGCATTTCAAGGTTCTCTTCATTTTCTTCGCGCCATAGACGTTCGTTTTCTGCAATCTCTTGATCAGTCATTCCTAAGAAACGCTTCATTGCAAATCGATTTGAAACAAATGGTATAGCACTCATTGTTTGGAAAGTAGGAATACGAGCATTATCCACTTCACTTTGTCTGTATGCTGCAAAGTTTTGCGGAGGTTGGAATTCTAAATCAAACATACCAACGTCGACATTTACGCCTTTTTCTAAAAGGTAGCGTTTAAATTCTTGGTTAAAATCTTCACCAACTAAACCTTGCAGACGTTTACAGTATTCATTAAACCGTAATTCTTGTATATAAGCTGTTCCGACACGGCCATCATTGTATTGTGAAGCTGAATCATCTGCTCCAGTTGGTAAGTACGAACTTGGGATACGTAAGCCGCGTACCAACTTATTAGTAAAGTATCTAAGGTCATCAATTTCTCCTAGGTTAGTGCCACCTGGAAGTGTTTCAACTTTTGAGCCTCTGCCTTCAGCAGTTTGTGGAAAGAAGTAGTCTTCGTTAATTGACAGCGGATTATATGAACTGTCTATGACCGATGTGCCTCCGCCTGTCTTCGATGGGATACGTCTTTGATGTATTTCCGTTTTTACACGCTCCACAAACTGCATAGCAAGGTGTGAAGGCATGTTGCCCACATCAACGTAGAATACTCTGCGCTCTGGCGCACGTTGTACTCGATAGATAATAATTGCATCTTCGAGTAATTCTTTTTGTTTGTATACTTTGAAAATAGTTTCTAATAATGAATTACCAAAAGGATAGTTTTGATCTAATCCTTCCGACAATGAAAGATGTATAACATTTTCCGCATCAACAGAAACTTCGCCTTCGCCTTCTTGAAATCTACTTCCACTTGATCTACTAACAGTTCCTGTCATTCCTCTAGAACCGCCGGTTATATAATTTCCTTGTGGACCTGTACTGTTACCTGCTACTTGAAAAGGTGTAGTTGCAACCATGTC